GCTTGCCCCACTGAGGTTCACTGTGATGGTGTTACTTTTGATGATGAGATCATGGAGCGCATTCAGTTGGTTGAGGACAATTACCTGGAGGGTAGGAGAAACTTTCCAATCTTTTCAGGTCATCTGAAGGATGAGGCTACCACAATGGCCAAAATTGACAAGCGAAAGACTCGGTTGTTCACAGGAGGACCTGTAGACTGGAGTGTTGTTGTCCGGAAGTACTTGCTTTCACTGGTGAGACTCATACAAAGGAACAAGAAGGTCTTTGAGTGTATGGCGGGTCTTGTCACTCAATCAGAAGAGTGGACAGATTTGTATCACCACCTCACTAAATTTGGTGTAGACCGAATAGTGGGTGGGGATTACTCGAAATTCGATAAGCACATGCACGCAAGTTTCGTGTTACAAGCTTTCGATATTCTCGAGTGGATTTGTGATGCAGCTGGTTGGGAATCTGCTGAGCTTCGTGTTATACGGGGTATTGGTATGGACACAGCTTTCCCAGTCACTAATATCCATGGTGATCTCGTTGAGTTCTATGGTACTAATCCATCAGGACATCCCTTGACAGTGATTATCAACTCTATCGTCAATTCCTTGTACATGCGTTATGCTTATTACAAGTTGAATCCTGACAAGGAAGCCACTACCTTTCAGATGAATGTCGCCCTTGCCACGTATGGTGACGATAACGGGAGTGGGGTGTCGAGGGACGTACCATGGTACAATCATACGGCTATTCAACAAGAATTAGCCAAAATTGGTGTTACCTACACCATGGCAGACAAGGAGTCTGTTTCTCGCCCATACATTTGTATAGACGAATTCGGTTTTCTTAAGAGAACATGGCAGTATGATTGTGATTTGCAAGTGTATCTTGCTCCACTGGATGAAGAGTCCATCATTAAGTCACTAACCTATTGGGTTCCTTCAAGTAGCATTTCACCTGAGGAACAAATGGTGGCTGTGATGTCATCCGCATGTTTTGAGTATTTCTTCTATGGGAGGGAGTATTTCGAGCGCATGAGAACTCACCTAGTTGAACTGGCACTTCGTCTACCATATTCGTTCTACGTGACAGACTCGACTTTTCCCACATACGGGGAAATGGTGGAAGCCTTCAAGAGTAGGAAGGACCGCCTCTAGATAGACCAGTCATGTCTATAAACTGCGCCTTGGTGTGTGTTAGGTCACTCGCATCATTGTACGAACGATCTCAGAAAAACGAATGCTCCGATGCCGAAAGTACAGGCATCACAAGTGGACCAGACACTTTGAGTTCTGGTCTCTCCTCGACAGTACCGATGAAAACTGTCAGTGAGAGTATTGAATTTCTCAACACACTGAATCTCCAAGGTGAAGATGTATCTGACACTGGAAGCTCTAGTCAAGTTCAGGAGGTTGTCACTTTTATCGATAACGGTATTGGCGATAACACCAACATTCCAATGCCACTTCCCCAAGTGGCGTTGGCTGATGGTACTGCTAAAACTGACCTGAATGCTTTTTTGGGTCGTCCAACCCTCATTGATTCAGGAACCATTTCAACTTCCGCTACAGTGGG